ATCGGGACCGACTTGACCATCGGCAGGCCATCGGCGGTCAGCTTGACGTTGCCGTCCTTGTCGGTGTCCTTGACCGGGACCATCTTCCAGAAAACGACCATCTTGGCCTTAGCGCCCTTCTTGACGTGGCCGCCAGCCTTGCGGCAGGCGTTGAAGGTGATGTACTCGCCCGGCTCCTCCAGCAGGATTTGATTCAGCAGGGAATAGGGCTTGCCGGTCGCGTAGGAGATCGCGCAGTCGGTGACGCCGATCCACGGCTTGTGCCACGGGATGATCCCGGACTCCAGCGCGGCGATGATGCGGTCGGTGACCTCGGCGAACAGGTCGCGCTTGGCGGTGGTGTTCTGATTCTTCATGATGAAAACCTCCTTGACAATCACACTTCGGTGTGGTATCATGGGGGCCGTGGTAAGGTCTCACGGCCTGCCATCTGTGCTTTAGAATCGCTCGGCTCTTGGACGGGGACGCGGGCGATTCTTTTTTGTGCCCTGCCGGGGTGGCTCCCTCTGCCCTCCCGACGACTTTATTATCCTATATACACAAATGATTGTCAACAAGGAAAGCGGCCCGGATGGAGATTTTTTCTCGCCGGGCCGCCCGCCTGTTCATTCGTATTCCAGAGGGTTGTCCTCCGATGGGATCAACTCATAATCGTCGATTTCCTTCGCGGTCAGTCTCCTGTTATACTCGGCAAAACCCCATGCACTGAATCCGTTGAACGGGAGCGACTGTTCATAACCCACGGTCCGCATCAATCCCTCTTTGGGGATCCCGCCCGGCATCGGTGGACGGAAGCGGCAATAGTAGCGGTACAGCTTTTTCATGTGTCAAACCTCCTTCGGCAGGTAGAACCTGCACACATTGTAGTTGCGGCTATAGGTGGGCTTCAGGCCCAGATTCTCCAGCAGATGCTCGACCCGGTTGGCTTCGTCGTCGAAGCCCAGCGACAGGCGCCCGCGCCGGAGCAGGACCATCAGCAGGTGGGCCTCGTTGTACAGGCAGGCCCGGACGTATTCGCGGTGCATCTCCATGACCTTGTATCGGATAATCTTCCTCTCGAAAAATGCCATCGCCATGATGAAAGCCTCCTTTGATCGGTTCAGGGTGGATCAGCGGACCACGATGCCGCCGTAGTGTTCGGACAGGTTACGGTAAGTGAAACCCTCGGTCTCGATGGGATAGAGCAGCGCCATCCTGTCGAAAGCCTCCACGCGGTTGTTCGCGGTGGTGGAAATCTGGCGGCCGTCCTTCAGGGTCAGGGTGTAGATCATTCGGATGCGCTTCATGTTGGGGTTCCTCCTTGCTTTGTTGGCTTTATTATCCTATACAAAACGATGAACGTCAACAGGTAAAAGGCCATTCTGGAAAGAAAATTTCCGGCCCGCTGGATCGTCGCAGGCCGGGGATTGTCGGTCATGCGGGCATGACCTGTTCAAGCCGGATATGGTATCTCCTGAACGGATGATGTTCGTTCAGGAAGCGTCGAAGCCTCTTATAGGCCTCTTTCGCGTCCTCGGCGAGGATGTAGCGCCTCCCGCCGCCTGCGCCGTCCCAGTAGAAGAAAATATAGTACTTCATGGGATCCCCTTTCTGCCCGCGTATGAGGCCCGCGGGCCGGCCGGTCGGTTTAGTCCTTGAACAGCAGGTCGAACAGCTTGGCTTTCAGCTTCATGTTCTCGCTCTCCATGTGGGAAAGCTGCAAGGTCAGGTCGGAGGATTGACGGAAGTACTTGACCTTCGCTTCGGTGGCTTCTGCCAATTCGGCTTCGACGCGGGCCAGCCTATCTTTGAGGGTCTGCATCTGGGCTTCGTAGGCCGCCTCGGTCTTCTGAAGGTTTTCCTCAACCCCGGCAGCATGCTTGCGGGTTTCCTCGGCAGTCTCCTTGAACCTGTCCGCTTCTTTCTTGTGGTGTTCTGCCCGCTTCTCGGCGGCATCAGCCCTCTGCTTCATAGAGCAGGCGAAGTCGTTCTCGATGTTTTCCTCCGCGATCTCGAAGCATCCCTCGAAAGCGATCCCGATGTAGCTATCCTCGCCCAGACCGGCGACGATCTTCCTGATCTGCTCCAGCGCCTTGCGCTCCTGTTCCTTCATGGTCATGATTCTGATCTCCTTTCAGGGGTCGGTGTTGTCCTCGCTTGGTATGGCCTAATTATCCTATATAAGAATATGATTGTCAACAGTAAAAAGGCCGGAAAAGGCAAAAAAATTCCTCCGCGCCTCTGGCGTGGAGGATGTAGAAAACAGGGTCATTCTGCTGTGTCGGTGGGCTGATCCGGCTCGATGGGGTCCGGCTGATCCTCTGCCTCGGAGGGATCACCAGCGGCCACGGCAGCGGCTTCGGCGGCCAGACGTTCCTTGCGGGCTTTCTGGTACTGGTAGCCATATTTCCAATCGACATATTTGCCGGATTTGATGCGCTTGTCCTCGTAGGGTTCATCTTCTTCGATCACCCAGTCCCGCCCCAGCTTTCGAGCCGTTTTCAGCGATCCATACCGGGCTTTCTGGTAGACGACAAGAGGGTTCTTCCCCAGACGTTCAGCATATTCTTTCAGGGTAATCAAAGCCATACTTGACATCCCTCCTTTATGGCTTTAATTGTATCATGCAGAAATAGGATAGTCAAGCATCAATCGATGTCGTCCTGATATTCGGCGGCCACGATGTCGTCCGGCTCGATGTCCATGCCATCGGACGGCGTAAGGTTGTTTTCGTCTTCGACCGCCTGACGTTTGGCGTTCTCGATGATCTGGGCTTCGGTCATGCTGTTGTCCTCGTCCTCGACGTAGACCCTATAAAAGCGCTTGATGACCAATTCAACGATGTGCGTCACGGTTCCGGCCCTCCCTTCGCCTTGCAGAGTTCCATCGCCAGTTCTCCCAGCATGGCGTCGATGTCCTCGGCGTCCTTGACCAGATCCCGGACGGAGGGGATGCCGCCGACGCCATTTTGCCGGGCCATGATCCACATGGCGATGTGTTCGTCGATGTCGAAGTCGTCAGCGTATGCCCGGACGCCCTCGGTGAAGTTCTCCGGCTCCGTGACGGTGAAGATGAAATCCTCCCCGGCAGGGCTGAACTTCTGGAGATCGACACAGGTGTCGTAGGGGCTGACGGTCCAGCCCATGCTTTCACAAATGTCTCGTTCGCGTTGGGTCATCGATCGTCCACCTCCAGCATTTTCTTCAGTTTGTCCTTTGAGAGTGCTCTTTTTCCCATAGCCCATTGAATGAGGCCGCCCGCCTGAAAAGTAACGTCGTCTCCTGCGTGGACCTCGGATAGACATTCCAGAACATCACCGATGCGGACGTAATCATCGGGGTTCAGGTCCGACGTGTCAAAGGCCACGTGTTCGTCCCGGTGAAGCATGTCCCGGACATCAGATGCCAGATGCGTCGTGCATTCGACGTCTCCGTGCCTCTGGTACGGGCAGAATCCGCAGAGGCCTCCCGGCACAGAGCAACAATGCAGCCCTTTCAGTATCTTTTCCCTCCACTCCCGGTCAGTCATTGATCTGTCGCCTCCTCGACGGGATGCCCCAGACATCCTCTTTTCGGGTCGAAGTTGTCGCACCCCTCCGATGGGATGTATTCATATCCCTCGGCCAGAGCCTCGATCAGGTTCTCGCGGACATCCCGGACGCAGGTGCATGGCCTGCCGTTGGTCTTGAAAGCCCCGACCCATTCCTTCAGAACGTGGTCCGGCTGGGCGAGGGCGCCTCGGACGCTCAAACACATGTGAATCCGTCTCACTTGGCCACCCCTCCCTCATACATGAGATTGTAGACCCCGCGCGGCCAATGCTGATCGAACCAATGCCAGATTTCTTCGACCTTGGTCCCGATGGGCCAGTTCATGAACGGAGCGTCTGTCACGGTGTAGTGATCCTCTCGCAGGATCGTCGGAACATTCTCGAATTGATGCCAGAGGTCCAAAACCTCGGCCTCTGTCGGGGTGTACTTCGTGAGGACCAAAAAGCCGGAGAACATGAACGGGTTTTTGACGCCAGGATAAGTGGCCACCAGTTCATACTTGTACGTGATGGCGTCATAGAAGGTTATGACGTAGGCCAGTTCATTCGGCTTCAGGTAAAAGGGGTTTATGGGGTGGTAGAAGCCCACGACGATCCTCTCCCGCCCATTGCTGACGGACCAGACACGGGCAAACTTACCCGCCAGTTCCCTACATGGTAATGATGCCATAAATGCCTCCAGCCCGAGTACAAAGCCCTCGGGCGCGGCTGTCAATGGGTTTACACGTAGTCGGTGCCGGTCTCGATGCGGTAGAGGGTGCAGAGCGCCTCGCGCTTCTCGAACAGGTTGGCCGTTGCATCCTTGAAAACCTTCTCGGGCAGGCCCTCGCATTTCTCGCGCCAGCCTGCGATTTCAAGTTCGATAGAACGGATTGCCCGCGCCAGAATTTCGGTATGGGTAATCGTCGGAACAGGGATTGCTTGCCTTGCCATGATAGTCTCCTTTCCCTCGTATGGCCGTTAGGTCAGCCTTGTCGATTATGCGGCCTTGATGGCCTCGGCGTGCGCCTTGATCCGGGCGGCGTTGCGGGCTTCGATCTCCCGCATCAGGTTCAGCTTGTCCTTGATGGTCATGGGGTTAGGCCTCCTTTCCAAACTTGGCGGCGAACATGTCGTCGATGCTGGTCTTCAGCATGGGCGCGTCGGACTCGGTGAAGGTGAACTCCCGGCCCTCATCGGTGAAGTGCCACGCGATCTCGGGGAGGATTTCGACCCACAGTTCCACGGACATGCCCCAGAAATCATCCGGCGTGTAGCAGTCCAGAATGTACTCGGAAAAGATGTCCTCAACGGTGACGGTGTTCTTCATGGTGGCGGTAGTCATTGCGAAATCCTCCTTGACGATGGTATTGACATTCGCTCTACGGTCTGGTACAATGGGGGCCGTGGTAGAGCTTCACGGCCCCGCCCATTGCGAATCGCCTCGACTTGTTCAGGGTCTCAGGGGCGATTCTTTTTGCCCTTTAGAGGCTGTCCGCGTAGGCCCGCAGGGCTTTGATGACCTCTTCGGTCGCCCCGGCGTCCTGCGCGATCAACACCGCTTTGTAGGCTGCGGCTCGGTTTGATTCCCTTGCCAGAACCTCGGCGTTCGTCACGTCTTCCGGCTCCTTTCGGTTTCCTTCCTGCATCGCTGCATCCTCCTTTCTTGGCCCTACTGGGTGAACGCTTCGCTCACCGTGTATATACTATCCTATATACGCATAGAAAAGTCAACAGGAAAAACACCCTCCCGGAAAGAAAATTTTTCGGGTCAGACGCAGCGCCCTTTCTCGTTGCATCTGGCCTCGAACTCATCGACAGCCCAGACGATTTCCTCCAGCAGATCCCGGACCTCGGCGACCTCGCCGTTCTCGTAGTCCTCGGCAGCCTTATGCAGGGCCTCGATGATCCGCTTGTCCTTCAGGCCGTCCCGGCCTATGAAACGGTTGTATGCCATTTGATCCTCCTGCCGGGATTGACGGCTCCCGGCTGGCCGTGGTCGGTTCAGCTGTTCATGTAGGCCAGCCACTCGTCGATGACTTCATCGGCAGTCGGACCCTCCGGCTGCGGTCGGTTCTGCTGCTCGATGATCTGGTCGATGCGGTGCTGTTCGGTGCGGTGCTGCTGGGCGAGGGTGTCGGAGCACCCTCCCCATCCATAGGCCGTGATCATGTACTCATGGCCCCGGTAGGAATAGACGAGGTCGGTCCCCTTGTTCTCCCGGTTGTGATGACGGCTGACGAATTTCGCTCGCTCCATGATGACCTCCAGATGCCCGGATAGGCTCCGGGCTGGCCGTGTCGTTTAGTGGGTGAAGATGTACTCGAAGCACTTGGCGACGGTCCCGCTTGTGAAGATCGTCTCGCCGTCGATGTTCAGACGGCCACAGTAGAGGCTCCGGCGTGTGCAGCCGTGGTTCCTGTACCATTCGGCCCGCTTCCCTTTCGGGGTGTAGCCCTCGGCCCTGCTGCTGCCGTAGAACACCATTGCCTCGCCGGTGATGACCTCGATGCCGTATTCCTCGACCAGTTTCCAGAGGTCATCGTGGGCCTTGTCCCATTGGCGCTTCGCGTTCATTTGCTCCGGGGTTGCCATGCGGTCCGTCCTCGGGCGTTCGCCGATGATTTCGGTGATCCGGGCATTGACTTTTGCCATATCCTCCCGCGTCATTTGTGAGATTCCTCCTTCCATCCTGTCAGGTCCAGAAGTTCGACATCCCGGTCGGTCAGTTTGATGACCCGATCCCCGGCATCCTCGAAGACGTGCCGGCCGTTGGAGTCCTTTCCCAGATACCAGAGCCAGCGCCATCCCTTTTTCCACCAGTAGCGTTCCCCGATCTTCATGTTCAGCCCTTTCTCCCGGTCTATTGCCCGGCCGGGAGGGTTGGTCATTGAGGTATCAGAAGTTCCGGGCGATAAACGCCTTGCTGCCCGTCTCGGTGGCGTATGCGGTATAGCAGAATTTATCCCACGAGATATAGGCGGTCTTGACTTCGCCCTTGAAATAGTTGTGGGCGTATTCGCTCTTGCGAAGGACCTCCTCGGGATCGACGACTTCGTTGTTGTCGGTGACGATCTCCCACCTCTCTCCATAAACATCCTGGAAGATGTAGCCGCGGAGAATCTCGCCGGTGATGGGATTGCGAGAGACTTTGAAACCCCTGTTGTTTTTCTTCATTGTGGTGTACCCCCTTGTTTTTTGTGCCTTTATTATCATATATAAGAATATGATTGTCAACACTATATATTGGAAAATTTCAATTTTTTTGACCTGTGATCTGGACATGTCGGCCAAAACGGAAAAAGGCCCCGCCGCACGGGGATGTGCAGCGGGGCGCTGGTATGGGGTGGTTGTATCATTTTCGTGAGGTCACGAAAATAGTCGTCAGGCCCGATCCGACCGGGCGAATGTGATCTCATAGGAGCCGTATGCGGTCAGGGCCACGATAAAGGCGTTCAGCACGGACAGGAGAAAGCTATTCAATGTGATGCCGGACGTGAACGCGGTCGCAATGACCATGATGACAAGGGCGATCAGGTAGACAAACAGGCGCGTCGGGATCTTCCAGACCTTATCGAGCGGGACCTTCAAATACTGTGTGATCAGGAGGGTGGCTGCGGTGGCCCCGGCAATGGTGGCGAGATAGGCCCATGTCCACGGGCCGGGCGTAGGGTCCGGCGTCGGCTCCGGGACGATGGCCTCGGCAGGTTCCTCGGCGACGACTTCCTCGGGCAGCGGGACCTCGAAGGTCTCGGCCAGAACGGGCAGGACGATGACAAAAGCCATCAGGGCCAGCAGCAGGACGGCCAGCAGTTTCTTCATGGTGGATTCTCCTTTCTTGGGTTGCATGAGGTTTGCACGCGAACGACCCGCGGGCAGTCGGGTCTTTGTTCGCGTGTAAGATCGTGTTACTTCCCGTCGTTCATGACTTGGGCTTGGAACTTTTCGAGGTCCGCAATCCGATGGTTTGCGACTTCGATCCGTTCCTCGACCACGGGCATTCGCCGGGCAAAGTTGTTATGTTCTCGGACCTCCCGAGTCAGTTCCTCGATCTTCGTGTCGGTGACAGCCTGATTCCTTTCAAGCTGGGCCTTGATCTTCTCGTCGGCCATTTCGGACTGATGTCGCATGCTGGACAGCAGGTCATCCCGCGTTTTCTTGGAGGCGTAGACCTGAACGATGATCGAGGCTATGGCCGTGCAGATGACACCGAACACGCCTATGAGGGCGACGACGATCTCCTTCGGCATTACCTCCCACCTCCAATCACCCGGACGGCTGCAAGGGTCAGCAGCAGGACGGCGGCAGACGGGAGGATGATCTTCAGGCAATGGATCGCGGAGCAGATGAACATATCAGCCCGGACCACGGCCACCTGAATCTGTCTCATCATGTCCATCATTCCGTCAGCCTCCCGTACTTGCCAGAGACCCACGCATTCTGACCGAGATAGACGACCAGGTGCCAGCCGTTTTCGTCGGTCTGGCCCTGATACTCCAGTTCGGTGCCCTCGAACACGACGCCCAGCTTGTTGTCGGCCTTGACGACGGGTGCGGTTCTGACGTAGCAGTTGCCGCCCGTGATGATGACCTTGCGCGGGGTTTTCGGCGTGGTGAGGGTGTTCAGCGCGGCCAGCATGGCCTTGTGGGAAAGCGGGCCATATTCACCATCAACCTCCAGCGGCGGGTGCTCAGACTGGAATTTGCGGACGGCCTGTTCCGTGGCGTCCCCGAAATCCCCATCGGCGCCCCAGCTTCCGCAGGAGTAGCCCAGCGCGATCAAATCGGTCTGGAGTTCCTTCACGTCGGAGCCGGTAGAGCCATTCTTCAGGATGCGCTCGCCGAGTTCGTAGTCGGTGAAGTCGGTATAGACGGCGTCGTCAGCGTTGGCCTTCGCGCCGTCGTTCAGGACGACAACGGTGTGGCCCTGCGTCTTGGTGACGAGAACGTCGCCCGCCTGCAGGTAGTCGCCGTTCTTGTTCTTGGTGTACTTCGTGTCGGTCAGTTCGACAAACATGCCGGTGTCCAGCATCATCTTCGCCTGCGTTGTCGTGCGGAAGTTTCCGCAGGTGATCCCGGCGTAGGCGAGGCAGACCCGGACGAGTGCGGAGCAGTCCGTCTCGCACTTCGTCGTGACCTTCGCGGGGTTGAATGCGACCGACTTCGCCAGATTGTAGAGGGTGAGCCTCTGGCCCTGATCGTAGCCGATGCAGTTGTTCGCGCAGGCGGCTTTCATAGCCGCTGCGATCATGAGGGCCTTTGCCCTGACCTTGCAGCGCAGGACGCGCCAGCCCTTGGAGTGCAAATAAAACGACTGGGTGCTGACCTCCTTGCCGGTCTGGTCCCCAGCCGCGCCGCCCGTGGCGTGCCCGTTCTCGTCGATCCGGGCCGATCCGACTTTCACAGCCATATCTTTTCAGTCCCCTTTCATTCGGTGTATTTTTCGATGTCCGCGAGCAGGTTCGTCCGCATGGCTTCAAGCTGGCCGGTCTCGGTGGTGATCCCGTGCTGATCCAATAGGGCGGCCTGCTCCCGGATGATCTTTTGCGCCTCGTCCAGAATGAGACAAAGGCGCTCGATGATCTGGAGGTTACTCATTGTACACATCCCAGCCGTAGACGCCCGGCTCCCAGACGTTCGCATTCACGGTCGAAATCCAGAGGGCCCCGACGTGCTGAACGATGTCGCCGGTCTGGTATGCGTCGGAGGCTCCGAGCGGCTGCGTCCAAATGGGATAACCCTCCGGGGTGACGCCGATCTTCTTGTAGAGGCTGACGGCCTCGTCGGGCTTCCATTCCTCCGCGCTGGTGTGCTGCTGGAGGACCTGATAAAGTTGCGTCTCGCCGTCCGAGTTGACGCCGTAGGAGAACACATTTCCGGTCTTGTACTGCTTGCCGACAGCATAAGGCGGGTACAGGTCCGCGATCTCCATCATGGTCGATTCGGACGTGATAAGCTGGGCGAAGATTTCCAGCGCCCGGCGAATCTGCTTTGCGAGGAAATCAATCTTCGGGTCAACCATCGATATTCACCCCCATCATGGTATAGATGATGCTGGACAGTTCGGCGTTCTTGGCCTCGGCAGCAGCGAGGCGCTTTTCGATGTCGGTCGTGTCGGCCCCGTCCGTCCATGCGGCGGCCCGGTCGTACCATTCATCGAAATTGGACTCCACGACGGCCTTGTCCGGGGCCTCGTCAATGGGAATCACCATGTAAGCCTCGTCGGCAGTCTGAATGATGTTTCCCTCGGAGTCGGTTTCGGTGCCCGGATTCTTGCGCATCCAGAGATCGGCCACCCCGTCCAGTTCCCTCGCGGAGAGTTCAACAGGTACAAGGTCGCCCGTGTACTGAATTGCATTGAGCATGTAATCTGATCTCCTTCCTGTCGTGATTACGGATCAAGCGCCTTGCCATTCGCCTAATCTTTGATACATTGAGCCGGTTCTTGACATCGTGGCTGTTCGTGTGTACGAAATACCCATAATATGCCATCAATCGCCGGGCGAAATCCACGGTCATGGTTCGCCGGGACGCACGGAGAAAAGCACGTCGGGTCCGCAGGAAAATCCTCGCGCGGATGGTGACATGGCCGTCCCCGTGGATGACATAGCCCATCATGTCAATCGGCTCGTCGGTGATGTTCTTGATATTCCAGTTCGGTTTGATGGTCAGGCCGATCTCGGCCTTGACGTACTGAATGAGGTTTCGCGCTGCCATTTTCAGATTGCGCCTATCGCTCCCGATCAGGAGTATATCGTCCATGAAAAAGAGCGCGTGCGAAACGAGTTTGATCCGTTTCCCTCGGCGCTCCTTGTATAGGTTCATGACGTGGCGGTAGGCGTGCGAAAGTAGATAATTGCAGAGGAATTGAGAGAGCAGCGAACCGATGACAAGCCCTTGGCCCTGTGACTCATGTGTCCTCAGGAGTTCTTCGACGGCCCATAGCAATTCATCGTTCTTGCTGATGTCGTGCCGCAGGTAGCGCATGACGGTCTGACTGGTGATCGACGGGAAGCATTGCGTCACGTCCAGCTTTCCGAAATGGGTGCAGCGCCGGGTGTAGGTGCCGCCGTATTTCTTCGCGCACTCGGCTGACCAATTATCATCCCTGATCCACTTTCGGATTTTCTTCATCCCGGCCACCTGACCACGCTTTTCCATGCTGGCGTACTGGTGGGCCGTGATCTTGGCATTGAATAGGGGCATGAGAGCGCCGACCACGATGTGTTCGTAGCATTGTTGCTTCACGCTCATGATGCCGATGATCCGAAGTTTCCCGGACAGGCCGTCGATGCGTTCGCGGTACTGGATGGCCGGTAATTGGAAATTCCTCTCGGCCAGTTCCCTTTGAAATTCATCCACGATGGCATAAAGACCATATTCCAGTTCATCCTTCCGGCCCTCGTTGATGGTTCGCCGGACATCGCGCAGGGGAATCTTGCAGTAATGGGCGAGCGCCCGCTGATAGTTCTTGCGCTTCCATTTTCTGCGAAATGCCGCCTTGACCATATCAAAGCAGAATTTCCGATCATGTAGCAGATTGTGCTTGCAATAGGTTTTCATGCCATCTTCATCTACTTTCTGAAATCACAGGGGCTTTCGGGTGTACTACTTGCCCCGCGACAGGCCCTCTACGTCCTGCCGCCCGTGGCGCACGTCGCCGTGGTCACGGTGCCGTTATTTGACCAATTTTCGCCGCAGCGAGGCGTAATGCGAACGGCACGGGTTTTACCCCGTGCGAAAGCCGTACCGGCTCGAAGGTGCTGCCTTGGCTGGGGCAGCACCCCAGTTTTCAGAGATCCGGGCGAGGATGTTCCACCTGGCGTTGGACAGACCGTTGTTCGCGTTGACGATCGAGAGACCGCCGTTACCGACGCCGTTGTTCAGGTTGCCGAGCGACAGCCACGAAACTCCCGCCAACTGCCCGCATTACCCTTTTTGAGTTGGTATATATATGCCAGCGCTTTTCAAAGGGGACAAGTCCCCTCTTGGCCGCTTACGCAGCCAATTCACCCCTATTTCCGGTCGCAGAAAGCCGGGCGAGGACGTTCCACCCGGCGTCGGACAGACCGTCGTCCGCGCGGACGAGCGAGAGACCGCCGCGACCGACGCCGGTGCCCAGGTCGCCGAGCGACAGCCACTCGTAGGTCGACTCCGACGTGGCGAGGATATACAGGGCGTCCTTGGTCCTCTGGGAGGACGTGCAGCCGATCAGATGCGGGAACCAGACCTCGGGATGTTCCGGGTCGAAGCCATGTTCCGCGATGTACTGCCAGCTACTGGATGCCGGGCATTCGACCTCAAAGCCGACCAATTCATAGTCAGCCGTGATGGAGGTCGCGTACTTGGAGGCGTCCCGGCAGACATACACACCCAGCCAGTATTTATTGTTCTCGTCCTTGCGGTACTTCAGGATGCAGTCGGAGACGACCTCGTAAGCGCCCATCGCGTACTCGATGCCCTGCAGCTTGACGGGTTCCGCGCCGGTGCCGGGGGTGGTCGGGCTGCCGTCTGCGCCATTGACGTTGTCACAGGTGCCGGTGTACCACGGGGCGGTGCTGATGTAGGTCGGAGCGTCGCCGGTGGTGGTGATGGTGTTCGCGGTGGTGTCGAAGGTGACGCCGCCGTTGTCGATGTTGATGGCGACGTTCCCGCCGTCCAGCGCGGTCTTGCTGACGACCTTCTTGCGGTCCACCTTGGCCCTCATGCCCGCCTGATTGCGGTCGATGTTCAGGGTGGTGCCGCTGCTGAACGCGGTCGGGTTGCCGACCATGACGGTGCTGCCGACCCGGATGTTCGCCGCCTGCGAAGCGGTGAGGATCACGCGCTCCACCCCGGTCTCCTGAACGGCCACGGCATACTGGAAGTTATAGGCAACACAGCCCTGCAGGATGCCGTCAGCGGACAGGTTCGCGTACTTCAGGAAGAACATCAACTTCAGGAAAGCGTCGTCAGCGGAGGTCTTGCCGCCGTACTGGTTGCCGTGCTTTGCGTGGAAGTTGGTAATCGCGGTGTTATGGCTCGCGGAGTAGGTCCACGGTCTCGCGCCGGAATAGCAGCAGTAATCATCGCCCGCGGCATACTTGGCATGAACGACCCATGCCCTGAACGTGCCGTCAAGGTCCACGGCCTCGGGCAGCGGTTTGTAGCCGTCAGCGGCCACGACATCGGTATACATGTGGGTGTAGGTGCCCGCGTCGGGGTCCTCGACGTACATGTGCCAGCCGGTCATCTGGAGGACGCCCACCAGCTTGTCGGGGTTGTTCCTCTCGAAGTTGCCGCACACCCCGTCAATGGCGGTGATGTGGGGCTTGCCGTTCGTGTCCAGCGTCCAGTTACAGTCGATGACGTGGAACAGTGGCACGTCGGCGTAATCGTCCCGGCCCTTCGTGGTGTCCGTGGAGGCCACGGCCACCATGCCGATGTTGTCGCCGACCTTCGTCCCGTCCGAAGCATTGGACTTGCTGGAGTGGTAGAAGCGGGTCCCGCCCGTCCAGCCATTGCGGGTGAGGGTGTACCAGCGCTCGCACAGATCGTTGAAGTCGGTCAACGGGGCTGCGCCGTTCAACTGGAACCACAGCTTCATCATGGCCGCGTAGTTGTCGGCGTTCAGCATGGATGCGATGACCTCGTCCAGATTGCCGATCTCCGAAATGATCTTCGGAATATCGACGGTCAGCAGGCCGTCCGCGTCGATGTTGAGGCCGTCGCCGATCTGTACAACGCCCTTCCTGCTGGTCGTTGCGGTCGCCGGAGAATAGTTCTCGATGGCCCTCTGTACCTGTTTGTCAACAAGCGCAAGGGCCGTAACCAAAGTCTGAACATCCATATGGTCAGATTCTCCTTTCTGGTTATGTGATGAAGGTAATCACGGAGTCAACAGCCGTGAAGTTGTAGACGGTGCCGTCCGCGTAGGTCACGCGGTAGGTGTTGTCCGCAGTTTTGACACAGTTCACGACGTTCGCCACGGCTGCGGAGTCCAGAACGTAGTCGGCCAACTCCTGAATGGCAACGAGGCCCTGCGAGATGTTCGGAATGGTCTCGCCGGGATCGATGATGGCGTCATACGGTCCTTGGCAGACGTTCAGGTTCAACTCGGAAATGGTGATCGCGGTGCCGTCCGTGCCGTTGGTCAGCGTCATCAGGCATTGCACCTTGCCGTTCAATGCGAGAAATTGCTGCGGTATCTGGACCGTGACATGGTTGTCGGAGATCGTGCCGACCGCGATGCAGGTCACTTTGTCCTGGCGGTTGCCGTAGACCATGCAGGAACATCCTGTCAGGTTGGCCGCCGATCCGTTTTTCCTGACCTCTACATCCCATTCAATGGAGAGGTTGTCGCCTTTGATGGCGTGCGGCTCGTAGCCGCCAGAAAACGAGATTTCGCCGGTCATAAGGTCGACGACCTGCGGAATGATCCATCTGTCCATAGTGGGCTTTCCTCCTTTCCTCGGTGATGCCCTGCCGGGTTATACCCATCCATCAGGGCCGAGCTGCTTCGTTTCCTGAAAGCCCGGTTTCATGGCGATGGAGCCGACCGCGCATTTGATGGTCAGGTTGTCGGCAGTCTGGAGGGTGTCGCCGGTCAGGTCGCCGTCGTCCGTATAGCAAAGGCAGCGGACAGCGGGTCCGGGATCGATCTTGCCGTCCATAACATAGATCATGCTTGATTATCTCCTTTCGTTGGAATCTCCTATATCATCCCCGCCTTGCCAGCCCGGAGAGATAGGCGTCATGCGGTTCGCCTCCAGATGTTACAGGCGATGTACGGGGGCATGGTGGAAATCTTGCCCGCAGATGTCGGGCCGCCAGTATAGACTCGGGCAGCAGACGCGGAGCCTTGCGAATTGAAGTAACGGACAGTCTTTGTGCCGAGATTCTTCGTCGTGGTGCCATCGCCGGACATGTAGCCCGCCGCGGCTCCATCCGTTCGGACGACCATGCCGGTCGCATGGATATGGTCGGGCGTGTTGACGGATTCCTGACCGCCCGTGTCCCCGGTGCTGTGCGTGGAGGATGAACCGAGCAGCATCTTTCCCTCGATCTTCTCCCACGTGCCGCCCCAGCGGGTCGCCGGGTCGTCGCTGTCGTCGAAGGTGACCCACGTACTTCCGACCGGGTGTTCCAGTTCCAGAATGGCCGACTTGATGACCTGCAAGAAGCTGGCAGCGCTCTGCTGTGTGGCGGTCAAGTGGGAGACATCCCACGTTCCATCCTGATACACAGCGCCGATGCCGGCGCAGGCCGTGGGCTTCGTGGTGCCTCCCGTGCCGCCACTTCCCAGCCCCAGCGGGGAATCCAGTTCCATGCCCTGCCTGCCCCTGATCTTCCAGCCGAAATCAGCGGTCAGGCGGTCCTCGGCGGTTTTGCCGAACGCGATGCCGAGACCGCCGTTCAGCCACGAAATGATCGCGCCCTCGGCGGCCACGGTCTGGATGATGGTCGAAGGTTGGCCGGACAGGTCCGTGAAGTAGTCGTCCACTTCGAGTTTGATCGCGTAGGTGTAGGCCGCCGCGATGTTGTCGATGATGTAGGAGGCTGTCAGGGACGTGCCGGAGGGTGAAATCTCCTGTTCCAGCACCCATGTGCTGGTATCAGACCGCATGGAATAGATGCGGGCGGTCATGGTGTTGTGTCCGTTCAAATCGCTGATCGAGCAGGACAGGTCAACCAGCGCATAGGTGCCGTTATCCCGTTCCTCCCCGTCGACGTTGCAACGGACGGCTGAAAAGGTATTGATCGCAGGGGCGGCGTAATCGTAAGCCGAAACCGCCGCCTGCTGCGTGGTCGTGGTGCTCAATCCTCGGGAGTCGATGACCGTGACCTTTACGGGGATGTTGCCGGACGAGTAGATGG